TGTTACCGCCGATCGTAATGTGACCCACCCCGCCGGAGTAAAAGTGGACCACCTGGGCGAGGATGGCGGTTTTGGAACCGCCCATGCTGACTCAGGAGCAAGCAGTGGAGATACGGGTTTTGAAGCGCCAAGGTTGGAGCCTGCGTGCGATAGCGCGCGAGACGGGCCTTTCACGCGTGACCGTGCGGCGGCATCTGGAGGATCCGGAACGAGCGGCGCGCTACGGGCCGCGTGAACCGCGGCCGACCAAGCTCGGGCCGTACATGCCGTACTTGCGCGAGCGCATCGAGGCGGCGCGGCCCGGCTGGATCCCGGCGGTGGTATTGCTGCGCGAGATCCGCGAGCGCGGGTACGAGGGCGGCATCAGCCAGCTGAAGGCCTATCTGGCGCCGTTCAAGCAGGCAACGGCAGATCCGGTGGTGCGCTTCGAGACGGCGCCAGGCGAGCAGCTGCAGGCGGACTTCACCGTCGTACGCCGCGGCCGCTATCCGCTGCTCGCGTTCGTTGCCACGCTCGGCTACAGCCGTGCGACGTTCGTGCGCTTCACGGCGGCCGAGGATGCGACGACGTTGTGCGCCAGCCTGCGCGAGGCGCTGTCGTTCTTCGGCGGCGCGCCGGCGCACGTGCTGCTCGACAACCCCAAGACTGTGGTCATTGAGCGCGACGCGTATGGCGAAGGCCAGCATCGCTTCCACCGCGATCTGCTGGCGCTGGCCGACGAGCTCGGGTTCCGTCCGCGACTATGCCGGCCATACCGGGCCAAGACCAAGGGCAAGGTCGAGCGGTTCAACGGGTATCTGAAGGGCAGCTTCCTCGTGCCGCTGGCCGCGACGCTCAAGCAGGCGGGCCTCACGCTCGACGTGACCGCGGCCAACGCTCACATCGGCCCGTGGTTGCAGCAGATCGCCAACGCGCGGGTGCACGGCACGACCGGGGAGGTGCCGAACGCGCGACTGCAGCTCGAGCGCGAGCATCTGCGTGCCTTGCCGGTATCCAGCCCACCGATCCGCGCGGCGCGCGGCCTGCGCGTGCCGCCGCCGTACGAGAGCCTGCAGCACCCGCTGTCCGTGTATGACGCGCTGCTGGAGGTGGCCTGATGAGCCTGGTCAGTGAGCGTATCGAGCAGCACTGCCGACGGCTGAAGCTGATCCACCTGGCCACCGAGTGGCCGGGCATCGCCGACGCGGCGGCCAAGCATCAAAGCAGCCTGGCCGACTTCCTGGACAAGCTGCTGGCCGCCGAGTGCGCGGCGCGCGAGCAGCGCACGAGCGAGGCAATGCTCAAGCTCGCAACGCTGCCGGCGATCAAGACACTGGAAGGTTACGACTTCGCCTTCTCCAGCGGCGCGCCACGCAAGCAGATCATGGAACTCGGTGGCCTGGCGTTCCTGGGGCGGCACGAGAACATCGTGCTGCTCGGCCCCTCCGGCGTCGGCAAGACGCACATCGCCAGCGCCCTGGCGTTCAAGGCCACTCAGGCAGGCATCAAGACTCGGTTCATCACGGCCGCGGACCTGATGATCCAGCTCTCGCTGGCCAAGGCGCAGGGCCGGATCACAGAGTACATGAACCGCGCGGTAATCGGCCCGCGGCTGCTGGTGATCGACGAACTGGGCTACCTGCCGTTCGGGCGTGAGGAGGCGAACCTGTTCTTCCACGTGATCGCCAAGCGCTACGAACGATCCAGCACCGTGGTGACCAGCAACCTGCCGTTCACGCAGTGGGCGAGCACGCTGGCCGATGACGCGACGCTGACCGCGGCGCTCCTCGACCGGCTGCTGCATCACGCGCACATCGTGCAGATCAACGGCGAGAGCTATCGACTCAAGGACCGGAAGAAGGCCGGTCACCTGAAGGTGCAGACCGGGGCATAGGTCGGCCCGGCACTGCCTTGCTGCTCCGGGCTACGCCCTGCGCAGCAAGGCAGTGCAGAACAGGCCAGGTGGGTGGTCTACTTTTACTTCGGCGATGACGACCAAGGATGGTCCAGTTTTACTTCGGCGTTGACACGGACATTCGGATCGGACATCAAGTGCTCGCGAGTGGGCGAATCGTAGCTGCCATGTCGACGCAGGCCACGACGAGGACGAATTCCGCCCCCCGGTGACATAGGAGCGCTACTCGACGTGCGCGCAGCCCAGCTGTCGGGACCGCGCGACGACGATCTCCTGACGCTATGTTGATGAACATTACTCACGCTGCGGCAGATTTGCTCGCATGCGTACATTCGTCAAACGCTTGCGCCATTGCGGTGACCGGGAAAAATGCCGATCCTATGCCGGGCTTTCCACAACATAAACAAGGGAACGGCGTTGTCAGCTCAAATTTTCGATGAATTGGAACGCTTCTTCACGGAGTCCAGTTGTCCAGTGTTGTTCCTTGGAGCCGGCGTCTCCATACGCGCCGGCTTGCCCACATGGCGGAGTTATGTCGAGCAGCTGGCGGAAGGTATCCGCGCCTCCGACCCACTGACTACTCATCAGATGTACGAGAGCGTGTCCGCTGGCGATTTCCCCCACGCGGTTGAGTACTTCAGGCTAAGTCAAAAGATGATCGAGGGTGAAAAGAGAGACCTGCTGGCGCGGCTCTTGTCCGCTTTCAATGCCTCGTCTCTCAAGGCCGTGGTGGCCCTTCCTGCGCGCGCATTCCTTACGACGAACTTTGACCGGAGCATCTTTGACGCATTGGCTAAAGTGGGTAAGACAGCAAGGGATTACAAACTAGGCGATGCGTCATTCAAGCAGGCGCAGTGGGAGGAGAGTCTTTTTGTTGCGCGCGTCCATGGTGCCGTCGAGGTTCCGGATGGAATGGTCCTGTCCAAATCACAGTTCGATCAACTCCTCTTGAATGAGGACTACTTGAACTTACTCAGGGCGTGCTTTACGCAACGAAACGTCCTGTTCTTGGGGTTCTCGTTCTACGACCCCGCCATACGATTCGTGCTCGATGAGATCAACCGGCGATTCGGTCCCGCGGCACCTGGTCGCCACCTCGCTCTACTGCCTAGGGACGCGACTGCGGAGTTTCTTCAACGAGCCAATAGGTTGAACATCTCTGTTCTCCGGTATGACCCGGCGGATAGTCACGCCGAGCTTTGGAGGGCCCTCGATGAGTTCGTCTCTCAGAAGCGACGACGCATGGCCGTGGCCGCAACGCCTTCTTCGACGCCCACACCACTTGAGACCACGAGGAAGTACCTGGCCGCTTGCTATGCGCGTGCCCATAATTTGGGGACGAGCACTGCACTTCGCGAAGCGATTGCGGAGGGAATTGTCTCGGCATTGCTTCAGGAGGCTGCACCGAAGCCAATCGCTCGCCTTGATGTACTGGAACGTATCCGGCTAGTTCTGGGTATACGTGGCTCAGATGTAGAGTCTTTGGTCGACCCCGCGTTAAGGGCTTTGAACGAGGCTGGACTTTGTAGAAGGTTGAAGGATACGAGCGGCAGAGAGTCGTTCGTCGCTTGGATCGGGGCGGCGGAGGAATCGAACGGACTGAAGGCGGCCATCGCCGTTCTTACTAGAAGTTGTATGAACCGCGCCTATCTACAAGAAGGCTGGCAGGCCGATGCCAAAGTTGAAGCAGTGCTAGCAACTTTCTTCAATCGACTTGTAACGCGACGCGGTTGGGACCTCGGCGCGGCGTTCGCTTTGGGGCGTGCGCCCACGGTTGTTTCAATATCTGTACTTATCGCAGAAACCGCCCATGACCTTCCTGCGTATGACCGTGAACGCCTGGTTCGTGTCTGCCAAACTTTGTTGCAGAGACCCAGTGCGGAGGAGTCCGAAATCTTGCGAGAGCTTGGACGGGTCAGCTTCGCCCTAGAACTAGCCTTTCAGAAGCCCCGCGCGGTTCTTCTCCAGGAAGCAATACTTCCGCGATCAATTTATTTCGACGCGAGTGTCCTGATGCCGGCAATTGTTGAAGGCCACCCGTACAGTAGAGTCTATACGCGCGCCGTTGACCGTTTAAGAGAGGCCGCGGCTTCTGGCGCTGTGGAGCTTAGCAGGTGCGTATCGGCTGTTTATTTGAATGAGATAATTACCCACCGTCGACTGGCCGAGGACTATGCCAATGAGATCGGTGGAGAATTCCCGGACTACGCACGAATGGATGCATTGTACCACGGGGTGACAAACGTAAATGTCTTCGTCGGGGCCTTTGCAAGCACGTATGACGAACGAAAGGAATCGTTCCCTGATTTTCTCGCGAGAGTGGCACCGTACAGAACAGAGGGCGACCTGAGGCGTTGGCTTGAAAATCGAGATTTCAATGTAGTTGATACGCAAAAAGGTAGTCGTTACGTTGATCACTACCAGTATCTAGAGAGGGCATATGCCAGCCGCCTCATTCGAGGAAAGAAGGCAATTCTGATCGAACATGATGCCTTGCAGCTTTCGCTACTCGACGATGAACTCGAGCGAGGCGAGAACTGCCTCTTCATAACGGCGGATAGGGCCTTGCATTCGGTAACAGCAGAGGGTCCGTACGCAAGGCTAACGGAGATGATGCTCAGTCACGTTGCTCTGGTTCAGTTCATAGATCTGCTGCTAGGTGGCCTTAGCAGTGACGCTGGCGTCACGGAGTTGTTTTGGAGCGCCAAAATTTCTGATCAGGGAAATGCAGTGCGTTCGTACTTCACGACCCGCGGACTTGAGCAGTACGACGACGCAATGTCACTCGAAATGCCGAGGATCGTTGAAAGATTCGCGGAGCTGGCGAAGTCGGATTTTGAAGTGAAGGGTCTGAATTTTGAGACTGATGAGCCAAGACAGCGCGCTGCGGCAATGCGCGGCTTGGGCGTTCTCGACAAAGGCTATCTAGAGAATATGCGTGAAGCCGCAGAAAGGGTTAGGTCGCGACTAGGAGACTAGGACGCAAAAATGCACCAGATGGCGATATCAGCTAGTTTCAAATGCACTACTAATTTGTTGATTATTAACACAAATCCCGTTACTGGAAAGGGAGGGACTCGAACCCTCGACCCCGGCATTATGAGAGCGGCGCGTCTAAGAAAATCAGCAGCTTAGGCGCGGAAATCGGGGCACATTCGGCCATTTTCGGGGGTGGCTGGGTACAAAACGGGCACAGTGATTCTGCGTCCCGCAGGCTGTCGCTCTACAGTTCAAATATCTATTGACATCGTTCTGTGATATCCCTATTATCGTTGACACAGGAAACGATATCGGGGTACGGTCCATGCCGAACGACAAGGAAATTCGCAAGCTCATCCGGGACGCCGAGGGCTGGGCGGGCTGGCGCGTCGTGGAGGTCAAGAAGGGCTGGATCCTGTACCCGCCCGACAAGAACCTCCCGGGCGTCACGATCCACAAGACGCCGAGCGACTGGCGCGCGTGGAAGAACACGGTGAGCCTGTTGCGGCGAGCAGGCGCCCCGGTCTGACCGGGGCAGGAGGCGGGAGAGATGGACTACACGGTGGAGTTGATCCTCGAGGCGCGGGACCCCCTGACGGAGGATGCGCTGCTCGAGGTGGCCGAAGTGGGCGGGGCGGCGAGCGGCCGCCCGGGTGAGACGCGCCTGTCGACTGTCCTGACGGTGCGCGCCGAGGATGTGGGCGAGGCAGGCGCAGCGGCCATCGAAACGGTGACGCGCCGCGTCGCCGGCCGCGTGATCGCGATCGAGGTCATGACGACCGAGGAAGCGGACCGGCGCCTTGCCGAGGTCGCCCCCCTCGTCGGCATCACGGAAATCGCCGGCATGCTCGACATCAGCCGCCAGCGCGTCTCGACGCTCAGCCGGCGCGGCGACTTCCCGGCGCCGCTCGCCCGGCTCGCGTCCGGTCCGGTCTGGAGAAAGGGCGATCTGTCGACGTTCGCCTCGGGCTGGCGCCGCAGCCCTGGACGGCCCCGGAAGGCCGCCAGCGCGTAGCGTCAGCAGCTCTCCATCCGGCCGGCACGAATCCAGCCGTGCCAGATGCTTATCCGCTGGCCATCACGTGGACTGACGGCACCCAGATCGACGGACGGTGACAGCGTCGGACGGTCTTCATTCCCGTCCCACTGCCACGCACCGTCGCGTTTCGCGCCGGTGCTCACGGAAATGCGACACAGATTCTCGCCGGGCAACATCATCACCAGATCGAAGTGATCGCCATTGGGCGTGATCTGAAAGTCTCCGACTTGCGGACGTGTCTCACGGTCCCACGACTTCCAATCGCGCTCAACGCGACGCATGTCGCAACTGTCGCGGTTCTCGCTCATCCACCACCTGAATGCAGCCTGGCCGCGTCCTCGTCGATCCGGCGCAGCACGTCGTCCCAGTCCTCGGCCGTGATGTCGCGGCTCTTGAGCTTCTCGGCGACGAGCCGCATGTGCTCGTCCGACGCCCGGCCCGCTTCGATGCCGTCGGCCAGCGCGTAGATCGAGTCCGACGAGCGCTTCTCGCCGGCGATGCCGAGGGCGAGCGCGGCCGCGCGCAGGGCGACCAGCAGGTAGAGCATCGGGTTCATAGCGCGACTCCTGCGGCGAGGTGCCGCGTCTGGAAGTGAACGAGGGTCTGAATGGGTCCGTGATCGAGCGCCGCGCCGGGACTGCCGCGCGCCGCCTGCACAGCGCGCACGAAGTCGGCGATGACCTGCACGGCGCGATTGACCGCGGCCTGCAGGGCGGCCTCGTTCTCGGCCGTGCGGGCCTCGACGTAGGCGGCGCTCAGGTCGCGCAGCGCGAGCACGGCGGGGCGAGCGGCGAGCTCGGCCTGCTGCATAAGGCGCACGGCCTCGGCCGGCGTGCTGGGCTTCTCTTTCAGGTTTGCAGCCTCATGCACGAGGCTCGAGTAATGCTCGGCCAGCACGTAGGCGTACTCGTCAGGCGAGCTCGCGGCCTGGTAGGCCTGCCGGGTGCCGGCGCAGCCGGCGAGCAGCGGCAGGACGAGCGCCGCCGCGAGCAGCGCACCGATGAAGCCGCTCGAGCGCACGTCGTAGCCGCCATCGGGTTTGCGCAGCGCGTCCTTCGCCTCGGCCGAGCCCTTCGTCAACGCGATCGGCTGGATGTCCGAGCGCTGGCGCTTCCACCACGCGAGCGCCGCCGCGGCGATCGCGACGAGCTGCAGCACGGCGTTCACGGCGCCCGAGACGGTGTCCGGCGCGACCTTGTCGGCGACACCGAAGAGCACCAGGAGCTGTGTGATGAGCGAGACGAGCGCGCCGGCGTAGACCGGCGACTGGTACCAGGGAATGGACGGTTGCATGGTCAGGTCCTCGTGATGATCGAAATTGAAAGAGATCAGAGTCCGAGCGCCTTGCGCGCGCGCAGCCAGTAGCTGATTCGGTCGTCGAGGCCGGTATAGCCACCGTTGATCGCGCGCGTGAGCAAGCCGAACTCGTTCGAGTCGGCAAATCGATTGAGACTGCGGCTCTGCCAGAACCAGCCGGCCGAGCGGCAGGCCGGAATCGGGCGCTCGAGCAGCTCGGGCTCATCAAGCAATGCGATACCGAGCGCTGTACCGCATGCCGCGTAGTTCGCGCGGCCGGTGATCTGCAGCAGCCCGCGGCCGCGAAAACGCGGGCCATCGCCGGGCTGCGTGTTGCCCAGATCGCGCCGGCCTTCATACGCGCCACCGCTCGCGAGCTCGCGCACGTAGCGCAGCTCGCCAGACTCGTGCGCGATCTGCGCGATCCACGCGGCGAGGCGCTTTGGGGTATCGATACCGAACTCCGCCGCCGCCTCGGTTAACGGCTGCGCATAAAGGTCTGGCCGGGATGCCGAATAGGGCATCACGGCGCGCAGTTGCGCGGGAGTCATCGGGCTACGTCTCAGCGCAGGCCGGCACGCGGAACTCGCGCTGCGTCAGATCGAGGTACTCGGCCTGCTTCTCGAGCACCTGGCCGCGGAAGTACGTGGCCGCCTCAACATTCTGGGCTTTGCACTGGCGGCTCTTGGCGTCGACGATCTCGCGCTCGAGATCGGCGGCGAGTTTGCGGATCAGCAATGCTTTGGTCTGCGCAACGCTCGACGCGAGTTTGTCGACATCCTTGCCGATCTGCTCAATCTGCTTCTGGATCGGCTCGACCACCTGCGTGATCTTCTTCTCGACCTCCTGCGCGCGCGCGAATCCCATCGGCGTAAACGTCCACGCACCGAAGCCCGTGAAGGCGAGCAGCGCGAGCGCGACGTTCCAGCGCCAGCGCTTGAGCGTCTTCGCGTCCGCGTCGTCGGGCGGGCGGATGAAGTTCAGCAGGGATTCGAGCATGCACGTCTCCGGTTTGGCGTCAGAATCGCCAGGCGACGAATACCAGGTTGCGGCCGACGTTCGGGTACTTGAAGCCAGCGTTGCTCCAGTGCCGAAGCTCGATCGAGATCGGCCAGCGATCAAGGCGATACGCGAACATCAGACTGAAGTTCCAGGGCGAACCGTTGTAGTTGTCGACATGCTGCATGCGAGCGATTCCGATGCCAGCATCGAAACCACCGACATGGTCGACCAGCATCGCGCTCAGGACGGTCTGATTGCCCTGTACACGATCCATGAAGGTCGACCGCCCCACCATCGTGAGCTCGTACTGCCACCGCGCATCGCCCGGTGCGCCGCGCGTCGTGGTGACCGCGAGGTCGAGCGCCGGCGCCGCGCCGCGCATGAAGGACGAACCCACGCCCACCAAGACGCGTGGCTCGGCCGCCTGGCTCACGGGCATCGCGCTCATTGCGAGCAGCAGCAGTCCGGCCGCGAGTAATCGGCATGCCATGGAGACCTCCGCGGAACTATCAGGTCGTGTCGGTGTGGATCGTGGTAACGGTGAACGTCGGCGTGTCCGCCGTGAGCCCCGTCACGGTGTCTGTTACTCGGCCGAGATACGTGCCAACGATCACATTGCCGCTGAGCGACTTCGCGCCCGTGCGGCTGAACGTCGACGTCGCATTCGTCGGCGAGCCGGCATTGGCGGTCGATCCGCTAACGTAGACCCATGAATAGCTGTAGCTGCCGCTGCCATTGGCCGGCGTGATCGTCGCCGCGCTCGTGGTGGCCGAACAGTTGCCCGCACCGGGACTGCCGCAGCCGCCGCTCACGCTGCCGCTGATGGAAGCGGACAGCGTAGGCCCGCCCATGGCGCGCTTCATCAGTGCCGCGCTCATAGATTTCCGGACAACTCCCAGACGCCAGATGCGGCGAGCGTCGCGCAGACTTTGCCGTTCTGCACCGTGATCGCGGACCCGCCGGGCGAACGGATAGTGCCCGCACTCGAAAACGTCAGCGTTCCCGTGCCACCACGGATGAACACCATGCTCTGGCCGACCGCCCAGCCGCTCGGGATAGAGTTCGGCAGCGTGATCGTGATCGCGCTCGATGAGGTGAAACGACGGATCGTTTCGGCGTGACCGGCACCGACTGTGAAGCTCGTCGAGGTGTCGGCGTCGGTGTACGGCGTCGCGAGCTGGTTCGCATTGAGCTGCAGAGCAGTCTTCTCAACCCAAGTGGCATCGTTCTGCAGCAGTCTGTCGCCCGCCGCGCCGGTCGCCTTCGGCACGACCCCGTCGAGCGCGCTCGAGAACAATGTCGGCCCGATCTGGGCGTTGATAGCGTCAATATCGACGGACTGGCCAGCGCCGGCGCCGCTGCCAACACACCGCACCACGACCGTTCCGAATGGGGCGCTGCTGCTGACGACATAGCGTCCAGTGAGATTGAACTCGTACCAGGTATTCACCGCTGGCAGCGTGGTGTTGTCGAGGTTCACCGATGGCTGGTTGCCAGGAAAGATCGACGCAAAGTCGGCCGTAGCAGATCGCGCAAGATCGATCTGCAACGTCACACTGTTCGGCAGGGACGCGGTACGCCGCACGCGCAACTGGATCGAAACAAGCAAGTCCGCCAGAGGCTGCAGCGGCGGATACCTAAGCGCACGAATCGATGTGTCGCCGGTGCCCCACGTCATCGTGACGTAGCCACCCACCGCACCGCCGGTCGCGCTGAAAACTACATTGCCACCAGAGCCTATATCGACCGCCCAATAATTCAACGGCGTTGGCAGTGAAAATTCACCGTCCGGCACAAGACGGCGCTTGTCAGTGTTATCCGCATCCGGCGGCACGAGGAGCGACGCGATCGACGGCTCGTTGCCGTTCACCTCCTCGAAGCGCGGCTCGGCGAGGTCCATGCGCGTGGTGGCGTCGCCGCCGTAGTACATGTACGCACGGTGTTCCTGCGTTGTGGCACCGGACGCCATGCGGAACTCGTTGGCGGCAATGACCACGCGCCCCGTCGCGGGATCGTAGATCCCGCTCAAGCCGGAGTTGCCGCCCGAGTATCCGTTGCCGTGAATGAAGCCTACGCTCAGGTACCACTTGTCGGCCGTGAGCGCGAACAACGCCTGGCCGCCGATGAAATAGGGATTGCTGTTCGCGCTGCCGTCGAGATTGATCGTCGCGCCACGGTCGTCGCAGCCGTGGTAGAAGTTATTGCCGGTCGAGGCGCGGCGGCGCACCCACACAGTGGATCGGTAGGTCTTCGTGGCGTCGAGGCCGGACAGATCGCCAGAGTTGTTCCATCCGCCGTTGGCGTCACCGCCGGTGCCGAAGCCGGGATTCTGGCATCGGCATTCCCAAACAAGCTGAGTTGCGCCGCGCGGTCCCGTGGAATTGATGATCTGGTTCTCGTTGGCCGCATCCTGATTCAGCGACCACGCGCCGAAGTTCGCGCTCAGCGCCCCCGCTCGCCACAGATCCACGCTGAGCAAGTTGCCGCTCGCGGGACGTGCCGCGCCGACCGAAAAGTGCACGTCGACGATCTTTCCGCCCGGCGTGTAGAACGACGTATCCAGAGCGAGCGGGAGCCGGTTGCCGCGCTGCACGGCGCGCACGATCGTGCCGTTGCGCAGGTACTGCACCACGCCGCCGACCTCGCGTATTGCGAACACGGTGCTCGTGTCATAGGAGCCGGCGCCGGCAACCGCTTGCACGCCGCTTTCGTAGATATTAGTCGTTCCGCCCGCAACCAGATGCCAAGCAAAATCCAGCGACGTGTAGTTCTGGTCGGTCGCCGGGTCGGAATTGAGCGCCACCATGAGATCGGCGGTCGTCTGGGCGGGGCGGAAGGTCACCATCGCGCCGTCCGGGAAGGCCTCGCGCGAGTAAACGTCGGAGTCCCACGCCGCGACACCGCCGCTCTTCTCGATCGTCGACGCCGTGGCGATCATCGTCGCGCCGCCGCCGCCGCGCACGACGGGCGTCCACCCTGCGGGGTTCAGCGTCGTCGCCGTGACACCGGAGGTCGCGCCAGCCGGGAACCAGTCGCTGAACACTTCGCGGCCGCCGGCGACGACCTTGCCGTCGCGCGACCAGTACCAGCGCGCGGCGAGCACCGGCAGCTCGTGCTTGAACTCGCTGACGTCACCGCGGCCGATGCGCACCGCGTTCGCGCGGTTGTTGTCGATCGATGCCCAGACCTCGACGAAGTCGTAGGTCGAACGTGCCGGCGGCGTCACGCGGATCGCGTTGAAGCCGCTTTCGCCGGTGACCGTCAGCGCGGTCGGCGCGGGTGGCTTGTCGTCGGCGTCGGGACTGGCGACCTGCGTCTCGGGCACGTACTGCACGCGGTGGGCCGCGTTCGACAGGTCGTGGTTCGAGATGATTGACTCGTCGACGTAGCCGCTGATGTTGACGTTGTCCTGGCCGACGATCCACGGCGATCCGGTCGGATTGCCGAGTTGCATCCGCCCCTGCCGGCCGGGCATCGGATAGCCCTGAATACCCACGGACCCGGTGCGCGCGAAGAACCGACCACCGATGTTGGGGATCGACAGCGAATTGCCATCGAGCAGCACGTACAGGGCGCCCGGTCCGCCTGCACCACCTGTGCCGGGGTAGTAGTCGAACCAGGTGTCTCCGCCCGTGTACAGGCTCGGCAATGCAGCCGACGCCCCGTCGAGCACGATCGATCCCGAAGCCCCGAAAGTCATTCCGCGGCAGATGATCGCCAGTCCCGCACCCCCTGCGGCGCCATCGCTGCCGAATGCCGCCAGCGACGGCGGCTGGAACCCCTGAAAGATGAAGCGTCCGCCGGGGCCCCCGCCTGTGCCGCGAAGATCCGATGGCAGGCCGAGCAGCGAACTGCCATCGACACGGAGGGTAATCTCCGGGCACGCCTCATACAGACTTCGGGTCAACGCCACCGGTACCGTTTGAAGATCGCTCCAGCGCAGGGCGGGACGGCCGCCCACACGAACGACTGCGACACCATCCCCGCCACGGCTGTTGCCGACAAAGCCGGGATTGCCGGGGACCGGCGTCACAAGCGGCGGAACGTCGCCCGGGTCGGGCAGTTGCGCGATGCCCGGGTCCGCCACGCCAGCCCATCCGCCACCCGTCCCGACGATGTCGCCGTTCACGGTGACGAATCCGCGCACGCGCAACTGCACGTTGCCGGTGATGTTGATCACCGCGCCATCGGGAATCGTCAGATCGCCGAGGTGGTAGAAGATCGACCCGGAAGCATTCAGGTCCACAGCACCGTTGATCGTGTGCGTGCCGGCATTGACCGTGTTGCCGGTCATGCCGATCACGGTGTTCAGCGCCACACCGGCGCTGCTGTAGAAGGCGTCCGGTAGCGGGGTCGCGGCCCCCGGCGTCGGCGGCCGAGCAGTCGGGCGCAGCGTCGAGCCGAGGAGTTCGTGCGTGAGTTCGCCCGTCGCGAAGTCGACCGAGCGACGCAAGCTCACGAACGATCGGTCGATCGATGCGCCGCCACCCGCAAAATCGCGCAAGCCCGCGATCTTTACCCGCATCACGTCGCCCACTTCGAAGCGATTCAGGCTCGGCCGGATCGTTACGTTGATGCGTTGCGGCGGGTAGGCGTAGGCATCCCGAATGGCATCGAGGCGCGTCTGGATGATCGCGTCGGTGTGAACGGCACCGTGAAGCCCCTGGAATGCGAGTTTCAGAATCGGGGCTTCGCCGTGGATCGCGATCGAATCGCCATCAATGAACGCCGTACGGCGCGTGTACTCCCGGCGCACGTTGTCATAGGCCCAGTCGATCTGGAACTGATTGTGCAGGCTGCCGTAGTCGTGCTCGAGCGCGCCAGCCGAGACGACCTCGCGCTCGGTCAATGTGACGAGCGGCGCGGCGTCCGAGATCATCGCCGGCAGGCGGCGCAGCCCCACCTGGCCGTCTGAGTAGATCGGTTGGTAGGCACCGAGCAGGAGGTAGATCTCGCGCTCGAGGAACCGCTTGCCGTCCTGCTTCTTCAGCCCCTCGAAGCGCAGCGGAAAGCCACGGGTATCATCGGTCGCGTCCCAGAGATCGGTGCCGATGCCGGTGAAGTCCGCCAGACGCACGAGCGATGGATCGACGCCCAGGTGCCAATGCGCCGGCAGCGTGTTCGCCGTGCCATGGATCGAGCCGGTGAGCACCGCATAGGCCAGCTTGACGGCCGGCAGTTCGAGATAGATGAACTCCTCGACCTTCGGACGGCGCTCGGTGGGCGTCGTCGATTCGAACGTGTACGCGGTCGCGAGCGTGTTGAAGACACCGCGCGTGCAGCCGGTGAAAGAGCCGGCCGTCTTGCCGGTGGCCCGGATGATCTCTTCCTTGATCTTGAAGTAGTAGACGGTCGCGCTCGGTGCATCCGACCAGGCGGGTCCGTGCGCGACCGCCACGAACTTCGAAGTGTCCGCGACCGTGATGGTCGTATCAGCGGCGCCGCAGGAGGCCTGCAGGGTCGTCGAGACGGGCTCGAAGATGTCCTTGCGCTGCTCGCGCGTGATATCCGCGCACTGCACGGTATACGCGCCCGAGTCGTACTCGCAATTGGTGATGGTCTGCGTCTGGAAGAGCTGAAACGCAGTGAAATCGAAGCCCTCAAACCCCACCCAGAGTTGCGCCAACTTGCCGCGCAGTCCCTTGCCGTCGCCGAGCTTTGATCGCGCTTCGTTCGTGAACGCGGAGCCGAGATCGACGAGCGAGAACGAGAACGTGCCGATTTCACTGCGGCCCTGGTCCGGGATGATCTTCTGCGAAATCGCCGATGGCGCCTTCAGCGCAGAGTTCAGCACGATCCCCGGCACGCTCGGAATGTCGTCGTGCGAGGTGATGTAGAGCGAGCCCACGTCAAACAGGATCGCGACCACGAACCGCGGGCGCTTATCCGCCGCTTCGTTCGCGCTCGCGAACTGGAGGCTATCGACCCTCACTGCTCGCGCACCGTGAAGCCGAGCGTGACCCAGTCGGTATGGCCGCCTTTGCCCTCCCTCTGGAAGGTGCTCTCGGTGTACCCGTCGTCGGCGCGCATCACATTGAGGAGGCGGACTGGGACTTCTTCGGAGCCATATGGATCGAAGGTGAACAACTGGCCGTCATCGGTCGATTCGAGGAACTCGTAGAGTTCGGCCGCCAGGTGAATCTGCACGGGCGCGAGAGTGATCCCCCACACCCGCCTGCGTCCGAAGTAGAGCGTTTCGATACTGCCGTCCATCGATTCCTGCGTGGTCTTCAATGCCCCACCCGACGGCGGCGTGATCTCGGTCAGGCGCAGCGGCAGCGAGTACGTCGTTCCCGCGAAGTGGCTTGGCGCGAGCTGACGGCGCGCGATGTAGCTCACCCATGCCATGATCAGGATTCCAGAATCACGCGCGCTTGGGCGCTGCCGGCCGGGATAATCACGATATCCCGCCCGAAGCCGTCGCGCAGACCGTCCAGCAGTTGATCGATCACCTCGCGCGTCACGACGCCGTTGATGAAAACCTGCGTGCTGCCGCGGTCGGTGCTTCCGCTCGGTTCACTCACGGCATCGGTGTGCAGAGGGTTGTTCGGCGTCCCGGGTCCCACCGCGCGGTTGCTGTCGCCGCCACGTACCGCACCGATCTCCAGCGCACCCGTGGCAGCGATAAGCCCGACCTGGATTGCGCCAATCAGTTTCATGGACGCGGCGGCGGCATAACCGGCAGGCGTTGGTCCATAGACCGCAAACGCTTTCATGACCGCCGCGGCCGTGCTCTGGATCGTTTGCGCGATCATGAGCCCGCGATTGATCAGGATGAGCGCGACCGCGGCTGTCTTCGACTTCTGCGCCATGAACTGCAGCAACCCGATACCGGCATTCACCGTGTCCTGCTGAAGTTGCAGCTTGGCCTGCTGGTACTGCTCGTCCAGTGCCTGCTGCTCGGCGAGCATCCGACTGTTCTCGTCGAATTCTCGCATCGTGATCGCGAGGCGCTGCTGACTGATCGAGGTGGCGCGGGCGAGCTGCTCCTGATCGAACGCTTCGCGACGGGCGGCCGTCTCCTCGAGGATCTTCCACTGCTCCTCGCCTTCGCGCTGCGTGATGGCAAGACGTTGCTCGGAAATGGACTGCAGGAGTTGCAGTTGCTCGAGCGACGGGTCCGCCGTGATCAGGTCGGGCGTCGATGGCACTCCTCGGCCGCCACCGGGACGGCCGCCTCCGCGAGGGTTGCGTGGTGCAACGGCCAGCTCTTGCGCGCGCTCCGCCAGTTGGATGCGTTGCTTCAGCGTTTCGATGTAGGCCTGCTCTTCGGCAAGCTGATCGTCCGTGAAGAAGCCGGAGGTCTTGTGCCGCGTATAGATGGTCTCGGCGTTGCGTAGCTCCTTGCTGAGCACCTGCGCCGCTGTCAGGTCGGCATCTCGCACAAGGCCGCGTGCGGCCGCACGTCCTGCGGCATCGCCAAATCGCACCAGCCAGCCGATTGAGTTGGCCGCGGCCGTCCCCACCGCGGCGATACTCTGGATGAGACCGGCGAATCCCGCCTTGATCTCGGGAGAGGTGAGGGTGTCGGCGAGATTGTTGAGGCCGACGACCATGCCCTTCATGCTCGCCTTGTCGCCCTCGAGCAGATCGCCGAAATTGTTCTTGACGGCTGTCAGCGCCCCGCCGAGGGTGTTTCGCGCAGCGGCCGCCGCACCGCCGAAGCGCCCCTCCAGCTCCCGCAGAATGAGACCCTGGGCGTCCGCAAGCCGGCCCGTATCGACCAGGTTCTTGATCAGGTCTTTCTGCGATTCGCTGAACAGCACACCGGCGCGCGTCAGGGCTGTGAGGCCGCGCTCGGGATCGGACAGCGCCTTTGCCACCGCGATCGACGAGCTGCGCAGGTCCGTGCCCATGCGCGTCGAGAGGTCAAGCACCGCGGCCGTGGCTCGCGTGATGGTGTCACCCGAGAGGCCTCGGAACGACAGCAGCAGCGTCTCGACGCCGAGCACAGCTTCGTCCGTGAAGGTGCTCGTCCGCTGCATCTGCGTCGCAAAGGCCTGAAGCTGCGACGAGGTCACCCCGGCGCGCGTTCCAGCCGACTGCAGCGCGGAGTCGAGTTGCGCGATCGCCTGCTCGCTCTCGGTCGTCGCCTGCACCACGGCGCGGATTCCGGCGACCAGGGCCGCACCGGAGAAGACCCCGAGAATGGCCTGCCCGGCCGTGCGCATCTGGCGGCTGATGCTGGCCGTTGCGCCGCGCAGCGAATTCAGCTCGCCGCGGACTTTCTTCAGTTCCGCCGTGAACTTGGCCGTCTCGGCGGCAAAGTTGATGGTTACGTCACCGGCGCTTGCCATGGGCCTTCTTCAGTTTCTTCCGTTCGAGGAACGCGCGCTGCTCAGGTGTCAGGTCGTCCGAGCGGGACTCCGACGCATAGGGATCGATATAGAAATCGCCGGGCTTCAGCGCCTTCGATCCGCGCTTTCGCGGCGTGCAGTTCGCCACCGTGGCCGCCACAACTCCAGCCCGCCATGCATCCGCCATCGGCCCCCAGGGCTCGAGCTGCCAGTGCACGAAGCGCTGCATGAATTCTCGCGAACTCATGCGGGTGCCGAGCTCATCGAGTGTCCAGCCGTACGCTTGTGACAAGAGCAGCGCGAACCTCAGCTCGGGCTGCTCTCGGATTTTTTTGCCGCACTCTCCTGCGCGCCGCTGGCGAGTCCGCTCACCTCGAGCACAGCCTTGGCAATTCGGCCGGCCAGTGCGCCGTCGAGGGTGCGCGCTTCATCCGGCGTGAAGAACCGCTCGCCCTTCGCATCACGCGCACCGAGATACGTGAACTCGTGATCGCCGAGCAGCCCGCCGTCTTTGCGCAGATCCTCGAGCACCAGCCGCTCGCCGGCGTCGAGGCTGCGAACGAAGACTTCGACGTCCGGGAGCTCCGGTGTCTCGACCCGCACGAGTTCTTTTCGATAGGCGAGCATGGCCGCCTTCATCTCATCCCGGTTCATGCCGTCTCCGTGATCGTGCCGTCGATCGCAATCTCCACGCGCGCGGCCGCTTCCTTCTCGCCTTCGATCTCCTCCCACTCCCACTTCTGGACGTAACCCACGAAGTCGAGCTGGTAGGCACCGGAGTCGGGCAGCACAACCTGCCAGTTACGACGCGCGGTCGTGGAACTGGCCGCCTTGGCATCCGTCTGCTTCATCGCGAGATGGATCGGATCGGCCGTATCGAATACGAGACGGAAGGAACACACCCGTCCTTCGAACCCGCCACCCACTTTGCGCGGGTCCGGCGAGTCGAGGGTCGGAAACTCACTCGATTTGCGCACGTCATCGGGCAGCTTGAGCGTGCCGACGAGGTTGACCACGTCAAACGTGTCGGCGCCGGGAGCAGGCAGGCTCGCGCCCGATGCCTGGCCGCGCCGAAGGATCGTGCCTTGGCCTGCAAAGTACGTCATGGATCAGGTCTCCTGATAGAGGAAGAAAAGGTCGAGGCCCGTGCCTTTGACCACGTTGTCACCGTCGCTGAGCGCGACCTCTGCTGCGGCATCCTCGACGCGCAGCGAGTTCACTCGCGTCGCCCCGATGAATCCGCGGAATCCGTTGAAGGTTGCTCGTACTACCGCCGCAATGCTCTGCTCGTCCGTCGCCGAACGGCCGAAAATGGCGACGCGCACCGTCGCGCGAGACAGCAGGGCCCTGCCGTCGAGGGTCGTAGGTGTGTTACCGGATATCTTGGTCAGCGCCACGAATGGCGTCTGCACACCCTGCGGCACCTGTCGGTCATAGACCTTGGCGCCGGCCAGCGTACCCATCGCGATCACGCGCTGGATCAGATCACTTTCGAGGCTCATGGCTGACCTATTCCGATTTCTGGCGGCGCAGCGCCCGATCGACGTTGCGACGGATCAGACGATCGAAGATGGCGATGGCATCCGCCGCCTTGGCACGGCCGACGGCCGTGAAGATGCCGCGTCCGGCCACCTTTCGGCCGGTGCGCCAGACCGTGAATCCCCACTCGACGAAGTGCCCCCAGTACACGCCTCGAATGGGACGCTTCCGACGGTAGACGAGGTTCGCCAGCGCGACCGCGACCTGGTCCTTTGCTTTCGGCGCCACGGCCACCACGAACCGCGACCCGCCGGCCAACGCTGAACGGCCGCGCGTCTCAGGGTCACGGACGTAGACCCTGCGAATCGCCTTCGCAAGGGCGCCCGACCGCTGAATACTCGTCGCGGCCGCCCTGGTGCTCTCCATCGTCGGCTTGGCGGCCTGAAAGAGCGTCGAGCGCACCACCTTCTCGCCCGCGACGGCGCCGAGCAGGGTCAGCTTCTCGTCGACCTCCTTCAGCCCCTCGATCTCGACGGAGAAGCTGTCAGCCATGTTCCACGCATTGAAGCTGGATGTAACCGCGGCGCTTTTCGAGCGGCACGATGTGTTTGATGTCCAGGTAGTGCGTGATCCGCGTGCCGCCCGGCAGCGTCTCGATCCACTTCACGCGATGCTGCGGCGTCACCTGAACGTTCGGCCGACGCATCTCGACCTGGTGCGTGAGGATCGTCTGAGTCTGCTGAGCCGCCACGTACTCGCGACCACTCAGAGCGAGAACGGAGGCCCAGACATTCGTCAGGACATCGATCCAGACATCGGCCGGTTCGTTGAAGTCGTTCGCGGCCGCCGCGGGGTCGCGCTGCTGGACCCAGATCTTCTCGCGCAGCCGGCCGATCTGGCTCACGCACTTGCGCCAAGGATGATCACGTCATACGTCACTGGCGCGCCGCCGGCGGCGTTCGTGAACGTGAGCAAGTCGGCGGTCGCCGCCGTCACCGGGACGCCCGTGGCATTCGGCGCGACCCACATGAATGCTCCGCCTGGCTTGATCGGCAGGCCGTCGCCCGCGGCCAGAAAGAGCGGCACACCGTTGGCCGCAGCGCGCGTCACGTTGACATCGTTCACGTTGGCCGCGAGCGCCGCGACGTAGATCAGCTTGATCCTGGCGAAGGTGACCGCGAGACCGAACGAGTCGGTCAACGCGCCCGCCAGATCCAGATCCTCGGTGCCCGATGCGGCCAGCGTGCGCCGATCGCTGAACATGCGATCGATCTGGCCAGCGCCAACGCCGTCGGTCAGGTTGAAGTTCTTGACGATCCCAATCGGGAATCGCGCTTCGCCGAGATCGATGCCACGTGTGTGGGCGCCTTCGAGCGAGAGCAAGGCTTGGACATTCAGGGACATGGTGATACCTCAAAGTGTTGGACGCGCTGACTTTGCCACCGCCCGATGGCTGCGCTACCGTAGCCGGAAGGGGGAATCGCAATGCTCAAGTTCTCGGCTATCGCCATCTGCATGCTCGGGGTCTCGCCCGCGATCGCAGGAGAAGTGTTCGACCTGGCGCTTCCCATCATGCAGTTCATGCCCATGCAGCAGGCCGATGGCTCGCGCACATGGCGCTTCGTCATCAATCCGCGCAAAGCCGACGAGGAGACGATCCTGTCCCTGCTGGCCAGCGAGATGGGCAAGGCTCAATGGTGCGGGGAAGGCTGGGAGATCCAGTCTCGGCAAACCGTCTCTGGCGGGATCATCTACGAGGGTCGCTGCAAAACGGCTCAGTAGAAGACCCGGAACGGAAAGAGCAGCGCCTCAACACCGAGCGGCATTTCGGCGACGATGGTTCCCGTGATGACCGCCTCGCGATTCTCGTGCCACTGCCCGATCAGCAACAGCATGGCTTGGCGGATCGGCTCCGGGACATCGCCCGGATTCGTGCCGTAGCCTGCAACGAAGCGAACGGTGATCGCCGCCATCTGCTCGCGAACACCGGGCCAGTTCACGCCATATGCAGGCTGAATCACCCATTCGCCAGTGTCAGACTTCGCGACCTGATACTGGTCAGTGGAAAGGGTCTGCGCTGTGCCTAGCTGATCCACGTAGCTGATGGCGGCGACGCTCATCATCGGCGAATGCGGCAGCACAATGCGATGGCGCCAACATCCGTTGATGCGCTCCGTGGGCCAGCGATCGTCCAGCGTCAGATCCAGCGTCTGCTGCATCAGCGCCCGGCGTGTGTACACCTCAACGTGCTGACGCGCCGCGAGGATGTAGCCGGCAAGCAGCGCGTTGGTGTCCGGATCGTCGAGATCGATGCGGCAGTGCGCGCGAGCTTCCGCAATCGAGACCGGCTCGAGAGCCGGCCCGGCGACGAGTGCTAGACCCATGCAACCTCCGAGTAGGTAGCGGGGCAGTCTCGCGACTGCCCCGCCAGAGGTCAGGCCGCGGCCTGAATCACCGGCTTCTGCTCGGCCCGTCCGAGCAGGGCGAAGATCGCCATGAGCTCGGCGCCGGTGTTGGCCGCCGGCGTCACGGTCACGCGCACGTAACGCTTGTTGCCGCGATAGCCGATCTTGCGCACCTGGTCGTCCGCAGCGAACGTGAAGCCCGCCTGCACCTCGGGCGTCGAGGCGCTCGCCGGATCAGAGCCGATGAGTTCGGCATCCGGCACGGCCGCGGCGTCGCTCAGGTTCGCGGCATCGCCGTGTTCGACGAGCACGGTGTAGGTCGCGTCCGCATCCGGCACCGAGCCGAGAAGGATGCCGATCAGCATCGAGTCGTAGCCCTGTCGGTCCACGATCTGCGACACGCGCGCCGTGTTGTCGCCGGCACCGGCGGCCGGCGAGTACATGCGCTTGAGCTGGACATTCGTGCAAAGGTCTCGCATGAGAGTCTCCTGAAAGGACAGCGGCCGCCTCGTGGCGGCCGCGCAAGGGTAGTGATCGATGGTCAGTCCGTGGCGCCCAGGATCAGGTGCCGAAGCGAACGAACTTGATCACCTCGAAGTTCACGACGCCGCCGCCGACGCGACGAATCGAATAGAACTTCACGTAGGGCTTGTCGGTGTACGGATCGCGCAGCGTGCGGATGCCGAGCCGGTCCACGATCTGGTAGCCCTCCTTGAAGTTCCCGAGCGCGAGCGACAGCGAACCGGCGGCGAGAGCCGGCATGTCCTCCGCCATCACGATCGGATACCCGATCAGCGTCGAGGGCTTGCCTGCGGCGAGGCCGGGCAGCCACAGGTAGTTGTTGTCGGTGCCCTTGAACTTGCGGATCTTGGTGATCACCGAGCGACGCGTCACCCAGCTCGCGCCGTTGAGGTACGCCGGCTTGAAGGCGCCCTCCACGTCGAACAGGATGTCCGCCGGGTTGCTGCCAGCGAAATCGCTGTTCACCCCAGTGCTGACGTGCTCGAGCGTGCCCCAGGCCCGCGAGGCATCCGCCGTGGCCGCCGTGGCGTACATCGCGAAGCCCTTCGGGCTCGCGACGCCGGTGCCGACCACGAACGCCGTGCCTTCGCGACGCGCGAAGCGATCCGCCACCTTCGCGGAGAGCCACCCCTCGATATCGACCGACGCGTCGTCGAGCAGCTTCTGCGTCGCCTTGGGCTGCGCATACTGCTCGTACGCCACGATCTCGTACTTGCCGATCTGCGGCGTCTTCGTGTCCGCTCGAGTTTCGGTCTCTCCGACCCAGCCGTCTCCGGCCTCGTCGAGATCCGCGATGCCCTCGAGGCGATCGCTGCTGATCGGCTGCACGGCCGCGATCGCGCGGATCGGCGACAGGTCGAACACGCGCGTAACGATGCGGCCCGTCGTGTCCGCCGGCACATAGTAGCCGCCATCTGCGTCGACGCCGACCTGCAGGGCCTTCACCTCGTCCGACGACAGGATGTCGCGGCCCTTGCGCATGTGCTTCGCGAAGGCGCTCTTGTAGGCCCGGAAGCCCTCGAGCGGGACGTCATCGGGAACCGCCTGGCCGCGCTCGCGCGCCAGAGACTTGATCTGCGCGTTGAACTCACCGAGCGCCTTCTGCTCGATGTCGTCGCTCTTGCCCGTGCCCTGCACGCGCAGCAGGTTGACCTTGCGCTCGAGTTCCTCGCGCGCCTCTCCCTCGAGCTTGATGCGCTTCTCGAGGTCCTCCTTCTTGCCGGTCAGATCGTCGATCGACTGGCCGAGCTTGTCGAGCTTCGCCTCGGCGAGCGCGTCGCGCACGCCCTTGGCGATCAGCTTGTTGTTCTCGGTCTTGAATTCCTCGAACGCGCGACCGATCTGCTCGCACGTCTGCTTGAGCTCTTCAATGGGTTCCATGCATCACCTGTAGTTGCGGATTCGTGACATCAGTTGAGCGCCAATGGCATTGACCTCAACCACCTTGGCCGTCTCCGAATCGCTCGGACGCAGGCGCTTGACCCGTGACACAAAGGCCACGGCTTGCTGGCGCGAGAACCCACAAGCGTCACGCAGGTAGGTTTCGGCGTCAGCGAGATTCTGGAGGTGCTCGATCGCCTTCGCCGATTCCACCGTCGCTTTGCGGTTCATCGGGAAGGTCACGATCGAGACCTCGAAGAGGTTCAGTTTCTTGAGCGTGCGACGCGGCTCTTCCGGCTTGCGCCCGAGCGTCACGTCGACGACCTCGTAACCGATCGACAAGCCGTCGAGCTCGCCGGACTTCACACCCTCGTAGATGTACTTGCCCTTCTGCGTATCGAGCGCGAAGAGCTCGCCCTCGAGATAGAGGCCCTTCTCGTCCTCCTCCATCTCCGTGTACTTGCCGATGGGAATGCCATCCTCAGCCGGACCGAAGAAGCCGCCGTGCTGCAGCAGCATCTTGGGCCGCTTGCCGCGGCCACGCCATTCCTTAAGCGTCGCCTTGAACGCGCCGGGCGCGATGATATCGCCGCCCTGGTCCACGTTGTTGAAGACGGCGCCGTAGCCCTTGAACGTGCCCACGCGCGCGCCGTCATCGCTTCCGGTGAACTTCAGCTCCAGCCCGCAGCGCATGTGCTCGAGCTTCATTCCGCATCTCCTTCCGAGGAACCGGTGGTCTTGCCATCGCCCGCCGCAGGGTCAGTCGGCGCTGGCGGGTTACCGGCGAAGGTATTTGCCGGCGCGAGCGGCTCATCCAGGCCAGGCAACGGATTGAGGTCCATGACTTCGCGCGCCTCGTTTCGCACGTAGATTCCGGACAGCACCATTCGCGCCAGGAATTCGGCCTGGTCGCGTGCGGTCATGCGCAGCATCGCCTTCTCATTCAGCTTCGAGTAGTAGCCGCGCGCACGATCCGCCTTGCCGATCAGCCGCTTGTCGGCACTCTGCTCGAGGCGGCGCGCCCATGGGGCCGCCGTGTACATGGAATGCGCCAGGAACATCTGCTCGGAACTCGCGTACGAGGCCGTCTTGTCGGTATGACCGACCATGATCGGCAACACGCGCATGAAACGGCAGACTTCCTCCACCGCAAACCGTCGCTGCTCGAGAAGCTGCGCATCGACATTGGACATCGCGGTCGCGAGCCATTTCGCCGCTCGATCGAGCACCATCGGCCGCCCGGCGTTCTCGGTGCCCGTGTGGTACTTCTCGAGCCAGCCCATCAATTTCTTGTGCTGGTCGTCGGCGAGGCTGCCCTCCACGGAAAGGTACCCGGGCATCCGCACGCCGTTCGTCTGCAACCGCGCCTGACCTTCCTCGAGCGCCATCGAAAGGCCCAGGGCTTGCCGCGCGAGCTGCATGAACGGAAGCCCGACATAGCTCGACCACGAGGGCCCGCGTACGTGCCAGACATCGTTCGACGTCAGCGACAACGTCCGGCCGTCGTCGACACGAATTTCGTAGGTCGGCAGGTCCGGCCATCGATGTTTGCAGGTCACCCAGCCGGGCTCGAGCAGCCAGAGCGCGTCGATACGGCCTGCAACGGTGGGCGCCCACACGTAGGCGTTGTTGGTGAACGCCAGGTGCAAACCCATCGTTTCCTGAAACTCGAACGCGGTCTGCAGCGGATTCGGCTCGATGGCGAGCTTGTCGTAGAGCGGGTGCTGCGTCGCGGGGGCGATCTCGCGCCCGGCGCGCTGCATCACCTTCCACGGCAGCAACGCGATGCACTCGGCGATCACCCTGCCGCAGGCCAGTGCCGTCGCGACCTGCAGCGTCGTCGTGAGCGAAACGTCCTTGTTCGCCCACACGCTGCCCCAGCCGCCGTAGACCTCGCGGAACAGCTCAAGCGAATCTGTTTTCTGATTGTCCGACCGCCTGTTCAAGGCGCGGGACAGCCAGTCGCGCAACGCCACCTACTGCTCCCAGAAGGACTTGCGTGGTTGAGGGGCCAGCGACATCAACGCGACGGCATTGAACGTGGCCATCAGCGGGTCAATCTTGGCAGACCCAGCCGCCTGCTTCGTGATGATCACCGCGTTACCCCTTGGCTCTACACGAGCATTCCCGACGCACCAGTTCATCAGCGGTCGATTTCCGTGCACGAGCATCCCTTCCGCCAAACGCCGCTCGGTGGTCTTGATCGAGCCCACCATCCGCCAGCCTTGAGGAATGCCGACGATGCGATCGAACTCGATCTTCCTGGCCACGATTGCATCGACAACTTCTCCGATTCCGGCCTGGTCGACGCCGATCTTGTCCAGTAGCCTCGAAGCCTCCACTTGCTCGACCAGGTCTGCGACCTGCTCGACGTCCTCGCCGATACTCGAAACGATCGTCAGATCGCCGTCTCGCTGAAAATCGAGGTAGCGGTCAGCGTTCGCCTTCCTGCGCTCGAGCGCGATCGGGTGCAACCAGGCGTGCGTCCACAACAGCCACCGACCGCTGCCCTCCTCACGGCCGAGCACCGCGAGCCCGAGCATGTCGTCGAGTCCGCCGCCGTCGATCCCGATCGTTACGACGTCGCTACGATCGAGTAGCTGTTCGATCTGCAGTCGCTCTGGCTCGCGCTGCTCCCAGAAATCGGCGCCCACCCACCGATCTGAATGCAGCGCAAGACCGATCTCGACGTTCAGGTGCTGCGAAGCCCACGCGCGAAGTTCCGACTCGCCGGTATTCTTCGCCGTCTCGAACTCCTGCTCGAGTCGAGCGATCGTGATCGAGCGCCCGACATTGGGCGTGACCATCGGCCAGTTGTCCGGGTTCGACCAGATCTCCCGCGTCTGCTGCATCTCGCGCGGGAATTCATAGAGGACCGGGAGCATGGCGCCCTGGATTTTTCCGTCGCGAATGTCGCGCGCCTTCTGCAGCTCCGCGGCGAAAACGCCCGCGGGTGGTTCCTCGCTCTGCGTCGTAATGAAGACCGCGAACGCCTCGGGGAACGGCAACATGCCGCCCCGGAGCTGCCGCACCGCGCTCGGGGCCTTCGCCATTTTCGCCACGACGTGGATCTCATCGAGCAGCGCGGCCAGCACCTTCTGGCCGGTGAGTGCCGCCGGGTCGAAGGTCATGATCTGCAGCTCGGCCTTCGTCTCCCGGTGCGTGATCTTCTTCAGGTGATCGCGAACGTGCAGCTTCTTGTCGAGCACCGGATCGAGCGCAATCGCACCTGCGACCGCGTCGAAGGCGATCTCAGTCACGTCCTGCACCGGCGCGGCCATGATCAGCGTGCCGCGCGGCCGCTCATTCAGCAGCAACGCCGTGAGCATCAGCAGCGCGCCGTTCGTCGTCTTCGCGTTCTTCTTCGGCACGAGCAACAGCAGCTCGCGAATCATCCGCATTCGAGTCTTCGGATCTATCGACCCGAACAGTGCGCGGACGATATCGCGGAACCACTCCCCGCCCGCTTCGGCCATAGTCGGCGTACCCGGCACGTCCGCCAGGCGCAACTTGTTGAAGATCGCGACGGCCCGGTCGCCGCTGACGCGATCGATCGGCAGATCTGGTACCAGCGATCGACCCGTGCGCAAGCGCTCCGGCCAGTCGCGGCAGGACAGATCCCACGCTATTGGATCGATGGCGGCGGCTTGAGCAAGTCTTCCCATTCCGTTCCGTGCTGTGCAGTCTTCGCTGCGGCCTGCGCCTGTGCCTTCTTCCCTTCAGGTGATGGGCGGACAGGCTGCTCTTCGATCTCCTGCTCGGAGAACTTGCCTTGGGTATGCGTCAGGTAGAGCCGCGCTGATGCCGTTGAACCCTTCTTCGCGGCGCGGTACATGGCGGCTAGTACTTCCTCGCGCCGGGCGAGCGCACCGGCCCCGAGCTCGTGCTCGAAATGCTTGAGCAGCGTGGTTCGACTGATTCCGAGCATCAGCGCGATCTGCTCCTGGGAGATTCCACCCCCGGCCGCTATCTCGACTCGACGTCGGGTGGCGTCGCTGAACTTCAATTGTTTTCGGCCGCGCTTCTTGCCCATGAATTTCTGTACAGAAATTGACTCACCCGTGACGCAATGGGGTGAAAAAAACTCTCTCCGTGCGAGGGGCGTCGGTGTCCAAGGCAAAGGCGGTAGACATTTGACCCCCTACCCCTGCGCATTTGAAACAATCACTCGAGCACCCCTCGCGCTCTCGATTCGTCCGCGCTCTTGGCTGCATGGCACGCTCTGCATAGCCCCTGCAGATTGGCGTCGTCCTCCTTGCCTCCCAGATGCAGCGGCACGACGTGATCCACCTCGACCGCGGCTTGAACGTCACCACGCAACTGGCATTGAACACAGAGCGGGTGCGCGCGAAGAACGCGAGCATTGCGTTCCTGGCGTCGGCGGCCTGTGAGTCTCTGCTCTTGTGTACTCATCGATTTGACGCGCACCAGCTTGGCTGGTGACACACGAAACCCGAGCGCTTTAATTGCCCTCGCATCAGCCATTGAAGCAGCGCACAGGGAACTGGCGATTGACGATCTCTGTGTTCGTCAATGTGGCTTGCGCCTCTATCATGTACAGAGCCCCGTGCTGAGCGCCCCTGACCTTTACCTGAGATAGCGCCTGAATCGTATCAGTGACCTCGCTAATCTTGACGAGTGGCAGCGGCACGGCGTGAACGACGTCGCCGGCCAATCCGATCCCAGAAGGAAGGAAGTCGTTCCAGTCAACCTCGATCAGCACCTCATCGCCTGGGTCAATCAATGCCATGCCGGTCATGAGTTCAACTTCACCGGATTGCGCGATGGGACGTCGAACCGAATTCGCGAAGGCAGCACCGTCGGCCCAGCCGCGATCTGATCCAGCGTCGCCGTAAGCGTGCCGCTGATCGTCGATGCGCCAGAGGTGATCCCGATCGAAGCCGAGAGCGTGCCACCGATAGAACTCGCCGCTGCCGGCTCCACGCGCAGCGCGGCTGTGAGATCGCCACCGAGCGGACTCGAGCCGGACGAAACCGTCAGCAGCGTGAGCGAAGCGGCCAGCGAGCCGCCGAGCTGGGACGCCTGAGCACCGATGATGCTCGCCCCAGCCAGCAGCGACCCGCCGATCGTCGATCGACCTGGCGTCGAGGCAACTGGCGTCGGCGCCAGCGAGCCGCCCAAGCTCGAAACCCCCGAACCGTAGACCTTCGGGACCGGCGTCAGGTTGCCGGTGATCGTCGACGCGCCTTGACCGTAGGCCAGCGGCTGAGCTGCCAGCGAGCCGTTGATGTTCGACCCACCACCGGCCTGCGTGACCAGCGACAGCGTCCCGGTGATCGATCCGGTGATCTGCGTCTGCTGTGGCCCTGCGGCGGAAGGCGCCGCAGCCAGCGAACCGCCGAGCGTCGAGTCCGCATTGACCTCGATGACGAAGTCTGTCGGCGAATCCAGCGAGCCGTTGATCGAAGACGCACCGCCAGACGAGACCAGCGAGAGCGCCGCGAGCAGCGCACCACCGAGAACCGACATGCCGCCGGTCTGCACGAACAGCGTGCTCGAGTACGGCCGCGTCGTTGGGACGACGACCGTCTCGCGTCGGTAGATGCCCGGCGTGACGTAGCGCATCGGTCAGCTCACTGCACCGAGACCTGCAACGATCCGATCGGCAGGCGGGGGGTGTTGTTCGTGTTCACCACGAGGTCGGAGGTGAGCTGGTTCGCTGCGAGCACGTTACCCGCCGTCAGCGCGTCGATCAGCGCCATGAATCGCACCGTGCCCCAGCCGGCCGGCGTCGCCTGATCGAACAGCACCTCGGCCGAGTTCGATCCCGCGCCATCGGTCGGCGCACCGATCGTGACGGGCTTGCGGGCGTAGGCGTTGCCGGATACCTCGCCCGTCAACGTACCCGCCTTGAGATTCGCTACGGATGCGGTCGTGCCGAAGAGCGCCACCCGCACGGTCGGCGAGGTGTATGCCGTGTTTCGGAACGTGTGATTCAGCAGCGCGTGCGCGAGGTAGTCCGAGAACGGGCTGCCCGCGGCGAAATTCACCTGCATCAGACCCGCGGCGAAAGTCGGCTGGTTGCCGGTCACGAACGTGAGGTCCGAGTCGAACTGGCCGTAGGACAACACGTTGCCCGCAGTCGAGGCGTCCATGAAGGCGAAGAACCGCACCGGGTTCGGGTAGTCCGCCGAGAGCACCGGGTACTGAATCTGCGCGCTGTTCGTGATCGCGCGCGCGGCCGGCGCGCCGAAGGTCACCGCCTGGCGCGCATAGCTGCCGACCGCCACCTCGCCCGTCAGCGTGCCCGCCTCGAGTAGCGCGAGCGAGGCGGTCGTGCCAAAGAGCGCCATGTACACATTGACCGGCGGCGTGTAGTTGATGGCGCGCAGGACGTGGTTGTAGAGCGCCCCCTCGAGATAGTTGGAAGCCTGTGACATGGATCAATACTCCTCGACGTCCAGCCAGCCAGAGACCTTGCGCGTACTCGTGATGTCCGCGGATGCGAAGTTGAGCGCGAGGAACTGCGCAGCATCCGCGACCTTCAGCCGGGTTTCCGGCAGGAACACGATCTCGAGCGGGAATCGCATGTTCCAGAGCACCGGCTTGCGTGTGGACCCCGCGACCAGCGTACCGGGCGTCGTCACGAACGGCGTCGCGGTGAACTCCGCCGCCTTCGTGTTCAGATCGTCGATCGGCTGCGGCGTGATAGCGGTCCCACCCCCGCTGCCCGCCGTCGAGCGCTTCAGCCACAGCAGGCGCGCGAACACGTCCGTCGTGACATTCGACCATAGCCGCAGCTCGTAGACCGCGATCGAGCGCGCGGGGTTCAGGACGATGATGTCCTGAGCCGCGTTCGTCAGGTCCGCGTTCTCGATGGGGACGTTGTATTTCAGCATTTCACATCCTCATGAACATGTTGGGCGGCCGCTGCGGTAGTGGTAGCACCGATCCGCCGCCACCACCGATGCTCGGCTCATCGCTCGAAGTCGAGCCGCCCGAGATCGTCAGCGTGTTGCCGACGCCGCTTAGGTCCGTCGCCGTCGTCGCATCCGGCAGCAGCCACGAGCCGCGCAGGTTCGTCGTGTCAGCGGCTGGCGTGCCAGAGTCCGGCACCATCTCGAGCTCGTCCAGAATCTGCGCGCTGGTCAGGATGCGCGGCCAGTACCGCAAATACCTGTAACAGCCGATCGCGCCATCGCCCCACGGGCCTTGGTCCCCAACATAGATCGTGGTGAGATTGGTGGCTGCGAAGAATGTGCTGTCGGTCACGACCAGCGTGACCGCGCTCCCATCGTATGCATAGATCTGGACGGCCGAATCCGTCAGCGTCAGCGCCAGACCCACGTAAGTATTGGTCGACACGTTGTACGTGCCGAACGCCGACGCATTCTGCGTGTACCCGCCCTTGATCTGACCAGCCGCACCAATACGCACGACAGCGCCGCCGCCGGAGCGAGTCAGGCCAAAGATATCCCGGTCGGCTGTCGAGTCCTCTTTGCGATACAAGCCGAGCAGCGTGCCACTCGTGCTGTTTCCGAGGGCTGCGGCGCCAGTGAGGCGCGCATAGCCTGAAACGGCCGCGAACCTAAGCGACATAGCCGAATCTCGCGAAGTCCTCGCGGTACAGCGTCGCGATCAGGTCGGCGCAGTCATCGTCGCCGACGTCGATGTCCGCCGACTCGTTCATCTGCGGCAGCGGCTCGCCAAAGTGCCGCTCGAATTCCTCCGGTAGCGTCTCGAAGCGCATCAGCAAGTCCACCGGTGCGTCGAGCCAGTACGACTGCGGCCACGTCAGCAGGTTGTCGCGATGCAGGAACTCGCGAAACGTCTTGGCGTCGCCGAGGCACGCCTTTGCGAGCGAATGCGGATTCGTCAGCGCGAGCTTGTACGCGCTCCGCGCACGCTCGGCCGGATGACGCACGACCGCCGCGCGAGGCCCCGGCACTTCCGACGCACGCTTGTGCTCGTGGTGCAACCCAAGCGCGCTCACAATGCTCGTGCTGCCGTTTCGCGGGATCAGGACGAAGTTCATGGCCGGAGCAAGTACACCGATAGATTGAAGTCGGGAATCCATGCAAAGCACTTGCGTGCCGGCACGTAGAAAAACCTCGAGTAATGGCCCGGATAAGCCGTAGCCCATGACGGCAGCGTCGGCCCGTTGTCTATCGTCTCGAAGCTGAATGCGCCCGTCGTCGGGTCGAACTTCGCAAGCCGACTGACTCCGGGCGTCGTGTGCGTGTAGAAGCACCCATCGCCACCATCTGCGATCGGGTACTCGTGCCAGCGCGTGGACTGCCTGCTGTCAGCACCGATGACCGATGCAAGGCCGCTCGACGACTGCGACGCCCACGTCATCGATCCCGGCGGGTTCGCCAGGTTCATGCGATACAGCGTGCCGTTCGCGCCGAGGCACCAGAAGCAATCCCGCGTGGTGTCAAGGATCAGGTTGCCGCGCGTCGATCCGTTCTGCTGCGCAGCCGTCGTGATCGTGCTGTACGAACTGGTCGTCCACGTCGAGTCCGTGCCAGGACGGAATGACGGGAGCGTGTTCGTCTCCGCAAAGCGCCGCGACGGAAACCACACCCTGCCGCGTGTCGGGTCGTAGTGCGCCTGCGTCCATTCCTCGTCGCCACCGCCGAGCCCGTAGTAGCTCTGGACATCGTCGGTCGTGAGCCGCGACCACGTGCAATCCTGTGTCGCGTAGTTCAGTCGGCAACGCCACGCACCAATGGCCGCAGTAACCGGATTCAGCGGGTACGACAGCATCGGCACAATCAGGTCCGACCCAACACCTACCGGTATCCGGTACGTGTGGTAGGGCGCGGGGACTGATCCGCCGGTGCCGCTGATCGCATAGTACGGCGCGCCGTCCGTCTCGGCCGGCGTCCACGCCGCACGGTGATTGTGCGGCGCCCCGTTCGTGTTCAGCAGGCACTTCCACGTGTAGTCCGCGAAGTCGAAGAGCACGCCGTCCACAGTGCCATCGTCGCTGTGGCCACCGTGCCCGAACATCGCGAACGCGCCGTGCGTCCCCCAGCCCGGCACGAAGGCCCCGCCCGAATACGGCCGGAACAGCGCCACGCCCCACTCGCCTGCGCTGTATCCGCTCGGCGGCCTTGCGTCCTGCGCAAAGTTCGTGCCGACGGCAAGCACCGTGTTCGGCGCCACCGCCGCCGCAGAGCTGACCGTGATTCTGATCGTCTTGTCAGCGTAGGCCACGGCTCAGACCTGCGGGCAAGCGATCGGCTGCAACGATGCAATCGGCTGATCGAATTCGTTCCACGTGTCTGCGGGCTGCGCGGCCCACTGTGCGCCTCCGGTGTAGGGATTGAACTGCATCCACGTCCAACCGTACGGATGCCGGCTTGCCGGCGATGACCCGTTCTGCGAGCCGTCGTCGAATACCCACACGTAGTTCAGCTTCGAGAAGATGCGCGTGTAGCTCGTCTCGCCCGCGCGCGCCACGTACATCTCGATCTGCGTGTCGCGCGAGCCGTTGTTCGCCGCATCGCCGAGGGTTGTCGAGCCGTACTGATGGCCGGGCTTCAGATGCAGCATGACTGTGACCCACTCGTTCTCGGGCCACACCCAGCAGCCCGCAGGATTGTTCGCTGCGCAGGTTGCCGAGTAGCCCGGCTCTTTCAGCCCGAAACCCGGTCCGCTGCTCTGCGGGTCCTCGAGGCCCGAATTGAACAGCGCCTCGAACGACGTGTACATCGTCGGCAGCGCGCGATTCGAGCCGATGTAGCTCGTCGAGCGCAGCACGTACTCTTGCGTCGGGTCCTGGTAGTTGCAGGTGACGTACATCATCTTCGCGTACGGCATGCCGCTCGCGAAATGGCCCGGGCTGTAGCGGACGCGGAACTGCAGGTACAGATCGCTGCCGAGCATGACCCCTGTGCGCGCAGGCGATCCGACGGCGACCCCGTTGTAGTCGGGGTGCATGATCCCGTGCATGATCGCCGAGTTCCACATCGTCAGGCACGACGCGCCCGAGCCGACCGGCACTCCTGGCTGGTTGATGTCGCCCGGCTGCGGCTGCAACGGTCGGCGCCACGCAATCGCGGGGCCCCCGCCTGCGACGGCGCGCTGCAAGACGGTCTGCCGCAAGCACCCATCGCCCGCGATGATTCCGCGGCCGGCCTCGAACGTCTGACCCGCCATCGGCGTTGCGGTCTGCCAACGCTCTACGTCGGTCGAGGACTGGAACCGATGCGCCCAGAGCACGCCGGGTGCGCTGGTGCGCGCAGCCCAGTCGGCCGCCGGCGTCGTGTCGTAGGCGCGGAGAACGAGATCGTTGCTGCCGAGCGCTGTCGGCGTGCCCGTCACGCGCATCGTTGCGGGGTTGTACGTGAGCCCCGGCGCGCTGCCCGACAGCAAGGCAATCGACGATTCGCCGGTCACCAGCGCAGCAACGTCGAGATCGAAAGCCTGGCCCTGAACGGCAGGCACGTCGAGGATCGCGCTACCCCCCTCCCACGCCGGCGGCGCGGCGACGGTACGACGAGAAACAAGTATCCGCATGCATCACTGCACGGCGAGATTTGCCGGCGGATTCGGCGCAGGGCGCACCGTGATCGCGAGCTGGCGCTGCACGCCGGTGTCGGCGGTGAGGGTCTTCGAGACGACGTTCGTCGGCGCGGACTCCAGATCGTTCGAATTGACCGACTGCGCGGTGAAGTACCACGTGCCCGCCGCGAGGCCGCTGAACGTGTACGTCGTTGGCGTCGGCGCCGGCGGCGGTAGCACGTCCTGCACCTGCGTCAGCGCGGCCTGGGATGTGCCGTACCGAATCCGGATCAGCTTCGGATTGCTGTAGGCGCTGCCGTCGACGTTCTGAGTCGCGTTCGTCCAGGTCAGCACGGCCCGCGTGTCGCCCGCCCAGGTGCACGTCAGGCTGTACGTCGCGGTGCTCGTGATCGCCGGCAGCGTCTCGGTGCCCGCGGCCGCCTTTGTGCCGCTCCAGCCGTCACCGGCAACGCAACTCGTGGCCGCGGGACTGGTCGACCAGGTGAGCTTCGGGGTCACCGACACGTCGCCGACCGTGTTCTCGGCCGAGAACGTCATCGTGGGCGGGGTCTGTGCGGGCAGATCGAACGGGGCGAGGGCCGCCGCGGCGAGCAGCAGCATCACGAGATGGCGCATCGAGGGCTCCTGAAGAAAAAGGCCCGCTACGTGAGCGGGCCGAGGTGTGCGACGGACACGGGGGTCGTTCTCCGTCGCACAGGTAGATCGGCCCCGCGGGCCGGTCGGTCGCATGCATGAAGGGAGTGCTTGAAGGCACGCCGGCGGGGGCCGAAAACGGCGAAGCCCGCGCGGGGCGGGCTTCGGTGACAGGTTCGGGATCTTGGGAAATTGTGCAGAAAAGAGGCGCGGTTCTCAAGTACCCCCCCTCGAGCCCGCGAGACGCCGGCGCACGTGGCGGACGGCTTCCTCCTCCCATCGCTGCGGAATCAGGATCGATTCGGCGTATCGAGGGCCCCAAATGCGGTGCCAGGTGCTGGGATGAACGTCGAGCGCGCGGGCCCGGCGCACGTCCGTCAGCAGGAAAGTTCCGTCTCCCTCGCAGATGTCACAGGCCTCGAGCGGCGTTCGATCGGCGCGCGTGAGCGCGATCGTCACCTCGCCCGTCATGCGATCGAGCCTCTTGCCATGGCCCTCCGGATAGGTCCGCGTGTGCGAATCGGTCCTTCGCGCCTTCTGAATCCGGCGCAGACGGCGCAACTGACGCAGCTTCAGATAGCCCTTGCCGTGCGACATTCGCCCCTTCCCGAGGCATTTCGGGCACAGAACCCGCGCAGAACCCGCCGGATCAGGCTTCTTGCCGGGATACGCATCGTTGCGGCTGCGCGCGACGATCACCTCAAACAGCAGCAGCTCGCTAATTCTCGCGAGCGTCACCCGATGTTCGCGGCGCGTAATCCAGCCGCCGGCCTCGGCCTCGGCCATGAGACGCCATTGCAGCTCATGCTCAAGCCATTCCAGACTGCTCATGTCCCCGAGGAAGGCGGCCATCCCGAACCGGAACGGCGCGTCCGCGAGTCCGCCGAGCGCCACCTTCACGTCCTCCTGCGTGAGGACAGGGTGTCCGTGCGCATCGTCGCGCGGTTTCGGCGGCAGTAGCGGCGGCATGGGCTCGCCGGGCTTTTGCACCTGACGGCGCGCCGCATCGGCCACCGCGCGCTTCGAGAGCAGTTTGCTGCCGTCGTAGAGCTTCAAGGCGCCGGCACTGAGCATCATCCAGGCGTGACTCATCAGCGCCCCCGCGCCCGGGCCAGCACGCCGCGCTCGACGACGGGCGTGCGACTGCGCCCGAGGTACTTGCGGATCGCCTCGGCGCCATCGTCCGAAGTCTCCACGACCTGCACGAGCGCGCCCGCGTCGCGCAGTTGCTCGGCCTTCGCGGCCTGCTCGGCCGTGAGGCGCACCGCGCGCGGCTTGATCGTAAGGTACAGGCCCGGCCAGGGGGGCACCGGGATCGGCAGGTGCAACTGCGGCAGGTCGAGCACGACCCCCGTGCTCGCGAGCGTGACGGCTTCCAGCGGGGAGTGCGCCGGGCTGCCGTTGATCCGGTACAGCCAGGTAGGGAAGAGCGGCTGGCCGCGCCACTCGACGCGGCGCGCCCAGGCGATCAGGTGACGCAGTTCGTGCTGCTCGGCCGTGAGCGCCGGCATCTTCAGGACAGGCCGGGATCGGTGAACAGCGCGTAGGCGAGCAGACCCAGCACGACGATCACCATCACGATCGCGATCGCCGCCTGGGTCGCCATCTCGCGCCGCTGCAGCGGGGTCAGGATGCGCCCGCGCTCTCCCGGCCGCCAGCGCGGCAGGTCCTGCGTGCGCCCGAATCGCTGGCGCTGCGCGAGGCGGTCCCTCCACGCGCCGGCGGCCGGCGTCGAAGCCTCGTACTCGGCGTCCTCGAGCTCGCGCTGCTGGCGCTTGAGCCGCTCGAGATCACCCTGCAGGTCGGGCCGCCCGTTCTCGGCCAGGAGCTGCGCGCGCACGCGCGGATCGAGCGTGTCGAAGTCTTCGTTCGTGACGTTCATGCGACCTCCCTGGATTGGCGGCGGGCGAGCGCGGCGTAGGCGATCAGCAGCGCCTCCGCCCGGTTGTGATCCTTCTGCCGCTCGAGCGCGGCGCCCGGGAAGAGCTCGCGCGCGCGCGTCAGCGAGACGAGCTTCTTCTCGCGATCACTCGCGTGCGGGCGCAAGAGGCCGAGCTGCGCCTTCCAGCTCTGCGAGGCAACGAGATACGTCGGCAGGTCGAGCGTCTGCAGAGCGGCGAGCGTGGAGCCGAGCGTCAGGCCCTTCGAGTGCGCCGCGACGCAGCCGAGCGCCGGCATCGCGTGCGTCTGCTCGATGTGCACCGTCGCGGGCTGCCCCGCGCAGGCCTCGCGCACCAGGCGCGCGAGGCGCGGTCCGTGGATCCACTTCGTGCGAAAGTGCGTCGCGACCGGCAGGTCCGCGAGCAGGATCACCTGCAGGTGCTCGTCGATCGCGGCGACGGCGCCGGTGAGGCCGCAGTCGATTCCGATGGTGAGCGTCATGCGGCAGGCGCACCCGGCGGGGGAACTCCCCCGCCGGGGCGGACCACATGTCGGGGAGATCCTGCGCGCGCAGTCTGCGGCCACCGACGAGAGCTGCAGCCACTCGTCGGGCCGGTAGCGAACCCGGACATCGCGCAGATGTTTCCGGGCCTGATGACTCGATCCCGTGCTTGCATCACGGTTATCCCCTGGCTTGGTGTATTCAGTGCGCGGCCGGCCGGTGACCGCCGCGGCCGCGCTTCTTCCCGCCGCCCTCGTCCGTCGAGGCCTCGGGCGCCTCGCCGTCGCCGAAGTTGTTGATCGGCAGATCCTGCTGCTTCGCCGCGGCCTTCTCCTCGACCACCTCGCTAAGCGTGAGCTCGACGTCGACTTCGCTGTCGAGCCGGCCGAGGAGCTTGCCGACGCACTTCTCGGCGCCCTCGGTGCAGGCGATCGAGAAGCTCATCGCGGTCAGCCCGCCGGCCATCGGCTCGAGTCGGATCTTCGAGACCTTCACGTCCTCGAGCTCGATCGGTTCGCGGT